TCGGTACTTCTCAACAGCATTAAAGATCTTTGCTGCTGTCTTCTTAATGTCCCAGCGTCCATAGATAATGTCGGCTACCCACCAACCATCTGGACCTGCCTTGACTACACTGATTGCAGTTTGGTCAAGCTTCTTTGCTCGACTAGTTGCAGCGTGCTGTACGTCAGCAAAACCTGCCAAGTCAACTGCGATGTAGAAGTCACCATCGGCTGGCTCCTCATCATCAAACTCTACCCACTCTTCCTTAAAGATCTCACTACCCAGAGCCTCAAAGGATGCCATGAACTCCTGACGGAATGCAAAGCTACTCATGCTCTTCTTGGCTACGTCAATCTCTTCTGGATCTAGTAGTGGGTTATCATACGACGTAAAGTGCCACGCTTTGTATGTAGGATCATCCTCTAGTACACCGTAGTTGTACAGCTCATAGAAGTGGTTACGTCCCATCGGAGTACCGATAAACATAGCCGATCCTTTTTGGTCAGCCAGTGCAGGTCGTAGGATCTGTTCCCATACACTCGGCTTCATGTCTGCATACTCGTCCATGACTAGGAACTTCAGCGACACACCTCGCATTGTCTCTGGTCGGTCAGCACCCTTTAGAGAGATGACTGCACCATTCACTAGAGTAATCTGCAGGTTGTTAATGTGACTGCTCTTGATGATGGGGTTAGCCAGTTCCAAGAGGGTAGTCCACATGATGTCTCGTGCTTGTCCCTGTGTAGGGGCAACGTAGAACACATGGCCCTTAGAAGCCTGTAGAGCGTTGACAATAAGTAGCCACGCCGCTAAGCGTGACTTCCCTGTACGACGACCAGCGGCAACAATCTTGAATCGAGTATCATCGTTCCAAACGTCCTGCTGCCATGGAAGAAGCTCAATCTTTAGATCAGACATTAAACTTCAAACTTCATTGTGTTAACGAGTTCGACGCCTCGTCGCTTTACTTGGCGATACCACTTACTGTCTACCATTTCGGCAGCAGCAGTGTCATAGTCCTTTGCTTCAACAGCAGCTAACATGTTCTTAAAACCACGTAGCCGTGTTCGTCCCAAGTTAAAAGCCATGTTAACCAAGACTCGGATTACATTGTCAGGATGATTATACAACCCTTCTACTAGAGATTCAGCATCCTCTAGTGCGTCCAAGAAGTCCTCATGGAACACATCCAGTATACGTTGGTCTTGCACAGGTGTACCTACCGGCCATGTAAACTCCATGTCAGTTTCAGTTACCAAGTGTCCAACACCAAAGGTTGGGTAGCCTTCACTATCCAAGTAGATGCTGGTAACGTAGCCTTCGTGCCGTACTAGATCTTCTTTTATTATATCGTACAGACTCTGCCTACTAGACATCTGTGTATTCTCCTTCAATAGGTTCATCGGCAACCTGTACCGTATCACCAATACCACTAATGGTAATGTTGACACTAGGTCTACCACCACCCTCTTTATCTTTCTCAAAGTAAGATACTGGTAACATCCTATCCATTAGGAGTTTCCAAGCAGCACTCTGATTCTTATGATCATCATCTAACGCAGCATCTACTATAGAGTCTAAGACACGTCGAGACTTCGGTGATGCCAAGAGTCTAGCCTTCATCTCATTGATAGCAGCGGCATCACCAGCAGGTCTACCTACCTTGCCTCTATTGCCTGCTTTTTTAGCTGCAACTTCTGACTTCTTAGGTCTACCTCTTTTCTTCTTTATAGGCTTTGTAGCCTCTTCAGTTTCTTCTTGTTGACTCATTGTTTATCCTTTAGGAATAAGGGACAGTAGCGTCTTTAGTTTCGCTTTGTTGTCTATATAGGATTAGTATAGCATACTTTTCTTGGAAAGTCAACCCCTGTAATAGCGTTACTTTATAATAATTGCAATAAACTTTGTAGTCCGGCAACATCTTCATAGTTATCATAGGGTTGGGACTACCGTGACTCGATTGTTAATCTAGTCATTATTGCTATTTTGACTCCTATTTTGTGTCTAGGTAGGTCCTACAATAACTTCGCAGCCATCATAGCCTCCCCCGCCCCCTCTTTGTAGCCTCCACAGGATAACACAGGTCTGCCTCGATTGCAATAGGTGGCAAAGTTTTCATTGGCGCTTGACATAGGTGTGAGAGGCGTGATAGGTACGCACACGCACGTTGCTATTAAGGCAAAACAGGCTTCGAAATAATTTGAAAATAGTTGTTGACACCGAAGCTAGATTGTATATACTGGGCACATCAAGACGAGGCAGCAACAACGCAACGACTTGATAATAAAGGTTGACAACGGCATCGAATGATGTATAGTTAACCCCATAGCCACATAGCAACGCCAACGGTCAAGGATAAAGACGTTAAAACCCAAGGGCCAAGTTATGTTCGAAGTATACGGCATATCGCCAAACGCTTCGAAGGGCAACAAAGGGGTTGACAACGCAAGCCAAGTCGACTAGAATAGGCAACATGGATTGGGAAGCCCCCAACCAAAGCACCTTGACAATACGTAAAACAATAGTGTTGAATGATAGGATCAACCACAGTGTCTGTGAACTATGCGGGCACTGTGACGGGCACTATCGCCTGAACCAAGGAGAACACTATGATCAAAGTAACAAAGAACATGAATGGCCGCCGTCGCTTTAACGTTATGGGAGTCACCGGGTTTGTTGCACTACGTAAGTATAAGTCTCGTGGATGGGGTATCCAGCGTCAGCAAACGTTTACCCAAGTACACTTTGGCAAGATCAGTGTAGCAATCGAGCGACGTAACCGTCACACTTGGAATTTCACGGGCTAAGGGTATTGACTACTAGTGTCTATTCAGATAGAGTAGACACTGTTGGTAAATGCACAGAGGGTAATCGAATGAACAACTTTTTATTAGAGGCTGCATCCGCTTGTTTTCTGGTAGCGTTTGCGGTAGGATTCACACACGTTATCTTGTCGGGGTTATAACAATGTCTATACGTCTTAGCAAAGCTGGTAAAATGCCTAGCCTATCATGGTCGCTGCAGGCATTGACAACATGCCCAGGATCTAAGGATCAAGCGGGGGAGTTAGTGGACGCATGCAAAGGATGCTATGCTACTACGGGTAACTATAACTTCCCTAACGTCAAGGCGCCACGCCTATCGAATCAAGAGGACTGGAAGCGGGAGGAGTGGGCCGATGATATGGTCAAGGCTCTGGATAACTCCCGATACTTCCGCTGGTTTGATAGCGGTGATATGTATGATGTTCGCTTGGCACGAAAGATTTATCAAGTAATGTTAGCGACACCATGGGTTAAACACTGGTTGCCGACTCGTATGCACAAGTTTGCAAAGTTTGCACCGGTCATCGAGTCAATGGAACGCCTGGACAACGTAGTGATCCGCTTTAGCTCTGATAGTATCACTGGCGGCATCATTGAGGGCAAGACCAGCTCCACTATTATCCCGTCGATGGATGACGTCACAGAGGCAATGACGCCCTGCATGGCATACGAACGAGACGGCAAGTGCGGCGACTGCCGAGCGTGTTGGTCTAAGGATGTAAAAGTTATCGCATACCCGCAACATGGAAAGAAAATGGAACGGGTGTTTGCAAAGTTATCAGTAACTGTATAGAATTTATCAAATCAAATTAAGGAATAGACATGAACATTCAAAACGTAGCACAGACTAACGCCCGTATCACTGACATTCGGGGCATGATTAACAGAGTAGCGGAAGGTGCGGATGGTCGGCGACTGTTCACCAATAGGGTGCGAAAGGAGACTGTATCATTTGTTCACGACACCGGCTTGAAAGTTAGCGAAGTGTCCTTGCTACTGGGGTTAAAAAATAATATGATCCACAAGTGGGTGCGAACAAACAAAAGCACGCCATACAGTCTGGACGATGGTGCATCGATGCGACGTGTTAGCAAACCAACAGGCATGGATGCTATACTTGACAAGCGCAGAAAAGCGGTGTTAGAATTAGCCAAGGCGCAAGAAAATGTTGACAAGATCGACAAAGTAATTCAAATGATCCAGGATCTAGGCTAATGCGAGGGGAGAAGCTTGACACAATCATTGGAGCTGTGGCACTATCAATCGTGGCAGTGGCCATACTTTCCGGAATAGTACAGGCATACACATAGGAGAATATCATGCGATGTAAAGCATGCGACAAACAGTTATCAGATTACGAGAGTACCCGCAAGAGCAAGGTGACCCAAGA